GGCACTGACACGCTTTACGATCAGCTACGAAGGCAGGCTGCCACAGTAGTAACCCCATCCCCGGTTACACAGAATTCTGCACACCCTCTACCGATAGAGTTTTCGCAAGATTGGGGAACTATTCTTTTGAAGCTGTTTATCTGGATGACTTGGCAGCCTGACGCCAGCGATACAACCAAACAGATAGCTTAACGCCTATGTATAGAAGGCCCCCAACCGATGCGGATATTTGCAGACTTTGCAAAGCCAGCTCTTTTGGGACCGAGTACCACAGCAACAGCACTGTCGCAAAACCCAAGGCAATCGCGACCAAGGAGCTGACAGTCCCAAGCAGCACCTCCTGGTGCTTGTAGCGCTCGTCTAATCGTTCGTATCCCTTTTTAAATTGAGCAGCAACCTGACGGTGTTTCCCCTCGATTAACTGCCACTGCTGATCGATTTCGAGCTTTACCGCATTGAGCGTATGACGTTGATTTCGGATTAACAAATTCATGAGCACCGCAAAAACCATCGCTCCAAACCACACAAGAAGGTTCTTCACGCCCCAAACCTCCGAGCTCTCCATCTGCCCTCCGACTAAAATCAGCGCGGCAGGCACGGCGAGAAGCTGGTTCTGTATGTCAGAAAACACCTTATTCAGCTTGGCGGTGAACTCCAGCTTCTCTTTTTCTACCTCTGCTTTGACTTTCTGAAAGGAAAATTCCGAAACGTAAAGCTGATAGCTACTTTCGACGTGCTCAACTAACTCCGGGAAGTGTGCAAGCAGCTCGGAGAACGTGACACGCGCTTTACCAGAAAACATACCCAGCAGAGCTGCACGCATGATCGTCGATTTCTGCTGTTTGTGAGTTTGGCTAGCGATGTACTCTCTTTTAAATTCACCCAGCGCAGGCAAGTCCTGAAGGTCAGCTACCGCATACTCAGCATTGACCTCAAGCTTCTGCTGGCCTAGAAAAACTAGGGTTACAACGCTACCTACTCGCCGTTCGTCGTCCGCGGCTTCAGCCAAAGCCCTGAACAGCTGAGTAGCCTGGAGGTAAAAATTCAGGATCTCCGGTGGGGCTGCTCGGTCTCTAGAGTGGCGATAGTCCAACTCCTCCACGTAGAAGTCCGCAGGAACTTCTACCCTACGCCCAGGTGCGCGTAGCAGCTGCTCCATACCGAGGAAGTAGTTTGGCGGGAGCGAGAACTCTAGCTTTCGAGAGGCGGCGTTATCGCTGGGCCCGCGCATATCGTGCTGTTCCAAGCACGCCAGTACCTGCTCAAAATCTAGCTCATTTGGCAATACACCTTCGACATAGCTTTCCTCATTGATTTCACATTGCGACATCTCTCGACGTAGCAAAACCGCTAGATCAATGGGGTCACTCGGTAGGTTCATTACCTTTGGCCTGGTCGATTTTAGATATTAGGGAAGCTGGTGGCTCGTCAATCACAAGCTGCCGCGTTGCAGGATCATAATCTACCTTCCCATCGAGTACATCCTGCACATCGAAACCCACCGACACGTTGCCGAACTTTTCTGTGATGCGCTTGAAGCGAGAATAGGTCTTGCGATGAGGTTCAAATGTCTCGCTAACAGGCAGGTCATTATCTCGTACAAACTCTAAAAATGAATCGGGCTCTTGGTCATTGATGAGCCCTGACAGTGCAACCAGATTCACCGGCTCTTCAGCCCTGCTTTTCTCGTTGAAGTACTCGTATACCCTCTGACGAGCATGCCTCCGCTGTTCGGGTGTCAAGCCTTTGTCGGTGCAGTAAGCGTCTACTGCTTTGAGCGCGTGGTCGGTGTTGCTCTTCGAGTCAGTGTACTCGGTACAGCCTAATGCAAGGCGGAAATACTTGGTCACTTCGTCCTGACGGCCGCTGCGTTTGATGAATGACAAGTACGGCTGCTCATCGTTCAGCCATTTATCCAAATCGATGCGGGCAGCCTCGTGCAAGTGATTGATGTCAAACGCTAGTGACTCGTTGAGCTCCAAGGTTGTAGGGTCAATGCCAGTGCCGGTCTTGAGCTTGAGCATGACAACTAGTAACCAGTCTCGCCCTTGACTTTCGTAACGTAAAAAACACGCATAGCCGCCAGTAGCTGAGTTCGATCCTGACATACGGGCAGCTATGGCGCGGCAAGTCCGTTTTGAGAGCTCAACCACATCGATCGCAGTGGTGTGATACTCGGTTAAGTGGTGAGGAAATCGGTACGTTTCGTGATCCGCGTCGAAGCAGCCATAGTTATTGGTGAGACGCCCATATACCCGCAGGAGCTCCTCGCCTAGCTTTGTCATGCGTTCGTCTAGCTCAGACGGAGTGTCACGGAATCTCTCAGTAACATCTGTCGAGCCTGATACTTTGCTTAGCCCCTGAATCACTGCTTCGGAAATTTCCATCTAATAAATCCTTATAAATGTCCTTGGTGTACTTGGCCTGCTAAGTACCGGAATAGGTGGGTGGGTGGCCAGAGTCGATGCATTTGCGATTCCAATAGACTTTCTCGAACACAGTCTCAGGCCTGCCTGTCCCCTGAGAGTCAACCGTCGCCGAGCGGTCAGATGGCTCTATCTGAATATTGGATATATCTAGAATGTTGCTACCTGTGATTACGGTCGCGGTGTATCGCGTTTTGGGTGCGTATCCACCAAAGGCATTTTTGCCAGCGACATAACCACAGGCTGTAGCGTGCGTAGTCCCGTTAGTTTCAGGGCCAAACACAACGTACCCCCCCGTGAACCGAGCTGATTCTGGGGCGAGCATCTGCTTAGCCACGTGACGTTCTACGCTAGCTAGAATTCTTTGCTCTTGGCTCAGACAACCCAAAAGCCCCAGAAGCGAAGCACTTACCACCCCTACTAACCCGAGAAATGACCTTGAACCCACGTACCACCTCCATGTGTATTCGCTTTGCTATCAACCTCGGCGCATGCGCAGTTCTGCTTGAATTTCATTGATCACAGCTTGGCATTTCTGAATATGCAGACCTTCTACTCGACGGATATTCATGAGCCATAGCATGAGCGCCACCATTACGCCGATCACTAGAACGGGCAGCCATGGAAAACCTTGAAATGGATCCGTGGTTGGCAAAGCCCCGCTCACGATGCTCCAAAGCAAGCCGGCCCCTAGGGTCAGAATCAAAAAGCAAGGAGCATTTAGCCAGTAGCCTCGGTAACCACTCCATGCCTGAGCCTTCCACTGAGCCAAATACCTACGGAGGTCGGACGACTCAAGGTCTGCCCAGGTCAGCTCTCGCTCCTTTGAGTTAACGACAATCTGGGTACCGCCGACAGAGATATTCCCAGTGTTGCTGCCTCCGACCGTGATCGATATCTCGTGCTCCTTTCCGTCTTTGGGCAGGGCATCAATTTCCTCACCGAGCTTTTTAGCAAGCTCAATCAAATCCTTGTCCCTCATTACTGCTCCCTGTTAAAGATCACACTATTGATCTATATCCAAATCACGCTGAAAGCCTGGCTCAAAGCCTCTCCTCAGCGATTTACCACCAACTTCAAAATACGCTCAGCCTTGGTCGGGTCCTCTGCCAAGAGGTCGTAAACTTCCATTGCCACCGTCACTAGCTTTTTAGCCGGCCAACGCTTACCAGTCCTAGCTGCTGCAGCCTCTAACATCTCAACTATCTGTGCTAGTCGCTCTGCCTCGATTTTTGGTCCTGGCCGCCCACTACCCCGATGACCTGTAACTACATAGAGAACATCCAGGTCGTGTTTTGCCAGAGCCTCTAGCCTTGCCGCCGGGGGGCTGGACACATCCTTCTGCCAGTCAATAACCGTGTTCTTCTTCGCCCCTGCGGCTTCGGCGAATTCCAGAACGGTCATTCCCAGTCGCTCGCGCTCTTCTTTCAGTCTCTCGCCTAACGTGCTCATACGGATTTCCGCACCAAATAGCTTGACTGGTACGGAAATCCGTACCATCATCAATCCATACCAACGCACTGCACATGCGTTGACTGATTAGTAATCTTTCAGCCGACAGGAACTCAGCCATGAAAGTCCCGTATCCGCTACCCACCCGCAAGCCGTATTCCGGCGAGAAGGTCAAAGAACTCTTCCAGGCTGCAGGTGTAGCCATTGCTACCTGGGCAGAGGCCAATGAGTACAACCGCCGCACCGTGTACATGGTGATCAATGGCCAGTTCAAAGGCCACCGCGGCACCGCACATGAGATCGCTATCAAGCTCGGCTTGAAGCTCTCAGTCGAACAGCTCGCAGCCTGAGGCCACCGCCATGACCCTCAAGTTGCAACCCGCATTCGGCCCTGCCGAACCGGTCGACGCCTACAGCCGCCTGCTGGACGTTGTTATCGCCAGCTCGCCTGTCTCTCAAGCCGACACGCTCAACGCCCTGCATGACGCCATCACCCGCTATCAGCACAACGGTGCGATCCAGCGCATTACCACCGGCGAGCGCCAGCTGCTGAACCAGCTGCAGATCCTGGCCGTGGGTGAGCTGCTGACTGCCGGGCCAATTGCCCAGGGCGACGAAGCCCGCAATGCGTATGGCTTTACTCATCGCGACCGGTCCTTTGGTAAAGCTCCTGCGCCCGCCGAGACTCCCGCGCTTCGGCCAACTGGTCAGCCAGATACCTCATCAGCTGCTGAGCGTGGTGCTCAAAGGGTTGATCAGGCCAGCGAGCATTCAGAAGAGCGGATTGCATCTTCTCAGGCTCAAGCTGCCCCTGGATCTCAATTTGCGCTGCCAGATACAGCCAAGCCTTCGCCATACCGGCCATCTGCCCTTCAAGGGTCAAAAGGCGCTTGTCTTGATCAGCCATCGGGTAAGCCCTCATGCAAGTGAATGTACATCAAAAGGCTATGCCCGTTGAAACGCTTTTGCCCATAGGCAAAAACGGTATTTGTTTGGAGCAGTCGCGCAGCAGACGCTTCGGGGGCTTCCAATGATCCGCAGAAATTGGAAAACCGCTCGACCCACCTCGCTGCTGCACGCGTTGGAGCTGTGCAAGCAGTACGCCCTGGTCAAGCACAACATGAGCGAACAGCGCATTGCCGAGCGCATGGGATTGCCGAACCACTGGGCGCTTTACAAGTGGCTGGCCAGCGGCCGCATGCCTGCCGTGATGATCCCCGCTTATGAAGCTGCCTGCGGCTGCCACTACGTGACCCAGTGGCTCGCTGCCAGCGCCGGCAAGCTGGCGATCGACATGCCAACGGGCAAAGCCTGCGACGCCACTGACATTCAAGAGCTGCAGGTGCTGCTGCACGCCACCACCGGCGCGCTGCTGGCCTTCCACGCTGGCCAGCAGGATGCGGACCACACCCTGGCCACGATCCAGTGCGCGATGGAGAGCCTGGGCTGGCACCACGGCAACGTTGCCCAACACAAGACACCGCAACTCGACCTCGGAGACCAAGACCATGAGTAAGGAATTTGCCCGCACCAGCGAGAGCGGCGCCCGCTGCCTGCGCGTGATGAAGGCACTGCGCGGCCAGACCCTTAGCGGCCTGAGCAACAGCGACATCGCCAAGGCGCTGAACATCCCGCCAAGCGCGGTCACCCGCTGCATGAGCACCCTGATTGCCGAGGGCTTTGCCACGAAGCTGGACAACGGCCGCTTTGCCCTGAGTGTTGCCGCCCTGCAGATCGCCCAGGCACATGCAGACGAGATGGCCCGCGCTACCAACCGCATTCACGAACTCAACCAGCGCGTTGCCGCTGGCAGCCACTACTAAGGAACGACCATGGCCCGCACAAAAACCACGACCACCGAGCCCGTTGATGTTGCACCGCTGGATGAGAAAGCGCTGAGTCAGCTGCAAAACACCGGCAGTGCTCTGATTGCCGAGCACAGCGAAGAACGCGACCTGGTCAACCAGCTGCTGGGGCAGGCGCAGATGGCTGATGCGTTTGCCAAATTTTCGGTGACGGTCACCACTTCCAAGCTGGCCTACGTCAAGGAAAGCAAGCTCTACAAGGCTTTGGCCGGCAAAAAAAGTGGTGACGGTCACCAGTTGTCAGGCACCTGGGAAGAGTTCTGCTCGATGCTTGGCCGGTCGCGGGAGCAGATCGATGAAGACATCCGAAACCTACGAGCGCTCGGCGAAGAAGCCCTCGAATCCATGTCCCGCATGGGTATCGGCTACCGAGAGCTGCGCCAGTTCCGCAAGCTGCCTGAGGACTCCCGCTCTGCTCTGATCGAGGCTGCCAAAACCGGCAATCACGAGGCGGTGGAGTTTCTGGCCGAGGAGCTGATTGCCAAGCACCAGGCTGAAAAGGAACAGCTGACCAAAGAGCGTGACGAGGCCCATGCCGACTACGACGCCCAGAGCCAGGTGTTGGCCAACCGTGCCCAAGAGCTGGACCAGGTGAAGCAGGAGCTGGAGAAAGCCAAGCGCCGCATCCAGACCATGCCCCCGGCTGAAGCGGTGAAGGAGCTGCGCCTGGAAGTGACCGGCATGGCCTTCGAGGCTGAAAGCCTGCTTACCAACAAGCTGCGCTGTGCCTTTGAAACGCTGGTGAACGCTGGGGCAGAAACCGGCCAAGACCAGCGCGCTTACCTGGCCAACCTGCTGCGTCAGATCGAGCTGAACATTCTGGCCATCCGCGAGGATTACGACCTGCCCGACAACGACGACCCGGACGCCACCGACTGGATGGCACCGGACGCGCTCGAGCGCGCGCAAGCGGCGATCGAGGGCAACTGACCATGAGCGCCGTTATGACCGAACGCCTGGTTGCTGTGGCGCAAGCCATACGCGCCGCTGGCCATGGCGGCAAACAGGCCATCTATGAGCAGGCGTGTGGCGAGCTGGGTATCTCCCTGGCCACGCTGCACCGCAAGTTGCGGGAACTGACAGTGAAAAAACCACGCAAGGTACGCGCCGACGCGGGCAAATCTGACCTGACCTACGACGAGGCGCTACTGATCGTCGGTGCCGTCAAAGAGACGACCCGCGGCAACGACAAGGTGATCTGGGCGCTGATGGACGCGGTGACCGCACTGCGCGCCAACGGCCTTGTGCGCGCCGAGCGAGTGGACCCGCGCACCGGCGAGATTACCCCGCTGAGCGAGAGCGCCATTCGCCGGGCGATTCGCGCGTATGGGCTGCATATCGACCAGCTCACTGCACCTGCACCCCATGTTGAGATGCGCAGCGAACACCCGAACCACGTTTGGCAGATCGATGCGTCGCTGTGTGTTCTCTACTACCTCAAGCCATCGGCTAAGGCGCAGGGGCTGCACATCATGGACCAGGGCGAGTTCTACAAGAACAAGCCCAAGAATCTGGCGCGGGTGATGGCTGACCGGGTGTGGTCCTATGAAATTACTGACCACGCCAGCGGCTGGATCTACGTCGAATACGTGATGGGTGCGGAGAGCGGCGAGAACCTCTGCAGCGTGCTTATCAACGCCCTGCAGGAGCGCGGCGGGCCGGACATGCTGCACGGGGTGCCGCGCATCCTGTACATGGACCCCGGCAGCGCTAACACCAGCGCCATGACGATGAACCTGTGCAGGAGCCTCGGGATTGAAGCCATCGCCCACGCACCGGGCAGTGCCCGCGCCACCGGGCAGGTGGAGAACGCGCGGAACATTATCGAGCGCAAGTTTGAAGCCGGCCTGCGCTATCGCCCAGTCGCGGATCTGGCAGAGCTGAACGCTCTGGCAGCGCAGTGGCGGGCTGTGTTCAACGCCACAAGCAAGCATCGCCGGCACGGTATGACGCGCACTTCAGCCTGGATGCGCATTAGCGAGCAGCAGCTGGTTAAGGCCCCTCCGGTTGAGGTCTGCCGCGAACTGGCCATTGCCGAGCCGGTGGAGCGCAAGGTCAAGCCGAGCCTGCGCATCTCGTTCCAGGGCGCTGAGTACTCGGTCAAGGATGTGCCCGGTGTGATGGTGCACGAGAAGGTGCTGGTCACTCGCAACCCATGGCGCAGCGACGCGGCCCAGGTGGTGGCCACCAACGCCGCAGGGCACCAGGTGATCTACGTGATTCCGCGCATCGAGAAGGACGAATACGGCTTCTCTGAAGGCGAACACAGCGTCACGTTTGGCGAGTTTGCCAGCCATGCAGACACCTCCGCGCAGAAGGCCAACAAGGCGATCGAGCAGCTGATGACCGGCACCACCTCGGCAGACGAAGCCGCTGCCGAGCGCAAAGCCAAGGCGCTGCCGCTGGCCGGCAAGCTGGACCCCTACAAGCCGCTGGCCGACGCGAACCTGCCGACCCACCTGCCGCGTCGCGGTACCGAACACAAGTTGACCGGCCCTGTGGTGGAGCTTCCGCCGCTGAGCCACGTTGCCGCTGCCAAGCGGCTCAAGGCCATGCTGGGCGAAAAATGGAACGCCGAGGCAATGGCAACCCTGAAGGAAACATACAAGGACGGCGTTCCAGAGCCCGAGCTGGAGGCTTTCGCCGAGCTGATCCGCAACCCAAAACCACAGCGTCCGGGCCTCCGGCTGGTGGGAGGTGATGCATGTTGAAACTGAAATCAACGCTGGAAGAAATCGAGCAAAAGCAGGCTGATCTGGCGCGCTCGCTGCAACTGAGCCCGGCCACTATCGCCCAGCTGATCAACCACGGCCAGTGGCCGAAAAGCCTGGACCGCGATGAGCTGGAGCAGCGCATCCGTGACTGGCTGCTGAGCAACGGCGCCGCCAATGACGCCATTGGCGACGTGTTTGAAGAAGTGAAGGTGGACCAGCCGTGCGCCAACACGGCCGATCCGCAACCCCCAGAAGCGTTCGACCAAAACAACCAGGAGTCAGAGCCGATGTTAAAACGCAAACAAACCCTAATGCCAGCCGCTCGCAAAGCCTTTGCTCTGCTGCGCGACCCATTCGATGACCTTACCTGCGCTGATGATATGTACGTGTCCCAGGACATTCGCTACGTCCGTGAGTGCATGTACCAGGTGGCGCGGCATGATGGTTTTCTGGCTGTGGTGGGCGAATCAGGTGCGGGCAAGTCGACGCTGCGCCGTGAACTGGTGGCCCGCCTTGAGGCTGAAGACGCGCCGGTTGTGGTGATCGAGCCCTATGTGCTGGCCATGGAAGATAACGACCAGAAGGGCAAAACCCTGAAGAGCGCCCACATCGCCGAGTCGATCATGGCGGTGGTGAACCCGACCGAGATGCCGAAGTCATCGCCGGAGGCCCGCTTCCGCCAGATGCACCGCGCGCTGCTGGCGAGCGCGGAATCCGGCATGCGTCACCTGCTCATTATTGAGGAGGCGCACAGCCTGCCGATCCCGACCCTGAAGCACCTGAAGCGCCTGCGCGAACTGGAGCGCGGATTCAGCAAACTGCTGAACATCGTCCTGATCGGCCAGCCCGAGCTGCTCACCAAGAAGCTGCACGAGCGCAACCCCGAGCTGCGGGAGGTGGTGCAGCGCATCCAGGTGGTCGAGCTGGAGCCGGTACCGTTGGCCGAGCTAGAAACCTTCCTGCGCTTCCGCTTTGGCCGAGTGAGCGTGGACCTGGAAAAGGTCATCGATGCCGAAGGCATCCGCGCGATCGGCGAGCGCCTGCAGCACAACGTCGGCAACAAGACGCTGAGCGTGCTGTACCCGCTGGCCATCGGCAATCTGATGATCGCCGCGATGAACCTTGCTGCGGATCTCGGCGAGCCGGTTGTCACTGGCCACATCGTGATGGAGGTGTGACATGGGTGCATTGATTCCGTTTACCGAGAAGCGCCCCAGCAAGGTGTTCACCGACCAGGTCAAGGCGTGTCTCGCCTTGGCCAACCAGGTGGGCCGCGAGCTTCGTGCGCGTGGTTGCTCCGTCAAGTTCACAGCTGTCGAAGGCGAGCGGCCGTTCCTGGTCGTCGAGTGCGAGCAGCCGCTGCACATGGTCCGCGTGGGCCGCAGCGGCATGACGCTGGAACGCACACCTGGTCACTTCGTCCGCTGCCGCTCCTACCTGCTGGGCTGCGAGATCGAGTGGGTGGTCGGCAAGCCTCGCGTGGCAGGGCTGATTGGGAGGGTGCATTGATGAGCAACAGCGATCAGGTCCGGCAGCTGCAAACCCAAATCGATGTGCTCTGGGAAGATCGCCACAAGGACGCGGAACTGATCCGCGTCCTGCGTGACGGCCAGGAGTACTTCCTCAAGACCGTAACAGCGCAGGGGCTGGCAGATGTGATCCGAGAGCGGATCGAGCAGCTGGATAAACACTGCCATTCGCCTGAACACGATGCTGGCCACGATCGTGAGGAGTTGGCTAAAGCAGCTGTTTGTTATGCAGCACCAAAGCCAGCCAACTTCAGCCGCAGCGACATTCTTGATAGCGAGCTGTGGCCCTTTGAACGTGCAGCCTGGAAACCCACCACCCGCCGCCGTGACCTAGTCAAAGCGGCAGCATTGATCCTGGCCGAGATCGACCGGCTGGACGCTATGGAGAAAGAGCATGACAGCACATATTGAAATCCCTGCTGGCTTCGTCAAAAACGCCGCTGGCCACCTGGTACCCGAGCACCAGGTGCGCGACCAGGACAAGCTGCGCGACAACGTGGCCCGCGATCTGGCCGCCCAGGCGGTGGCCATCAGTGAGTCGATGGCTGCGTTCAAGGCCAAGGCGCTCGCCGATATCGAAGACCTGATCAGCATTTCGCTGGAGCGCTACGGAGTGAAGCTGGGCGGCAAGAAAGGCAACGTGTCGATCACCACTTACGACGGCGAGTTCAAGATCGAGCGGGCGCTGGCCAACCGCCTCAGCTTCACCGAGGAGATTCTAGCGGCCAAGGAACTGATCTACGCCTGCATCCGCAAATGGAGCGCTGGTGCTGATCGCCACCTGATGGCCCTGGTCGATCGCGCGTTCACCGGCCGCAACGGCGAGATACGCACCAACGACGTACTCGACCTGATGCGCCTGGAAATCGACGACGAAGACTGGAAGACCGCGATGGAAGCCCTGCGGGATTCCATCCAGGTGAACGGCAAGGCGGTCTATATCCGCGTTTACCGACGCATCGGCGACGACCGCTATGAACAGATCAACCTGAACTTGGCGGGGGCTTGATATGGCAACTCAGACCAGCAAGCAAATCGCCGCAGGGCAACGCCGAAGCCTGAAAGCGATGAACGAGAAGCTGTTGAAGATGGCGCTTGCATGGGAGGACCTGGATCAGTACCGGGTCACCCTCCTGACCGAGGCTGCAGACAATCTGGCTGATGTGGAGGCCGAATTGGTTGAAATGCCCGAGGAGAACATGACATGGGACGCCTAGCATCCAGCCCGCAGGAGAATCCGTTCTATGCCGGAGAGGTCAATGGCCGGCCTTGTTTCGCCTGCGACGCAGCAAATCGCATCTACAGGGTTATGCAGTTTACGACCGTCGGACAGTGCGATGCCGCTGCACAGGTGGAGCCCCTACAAAAGTCAGTACTGGCAGCGATCAAGCGCCGGCGCAAGCAGTTGGAGAAGGGGCAGCCATGATCAGCCGTGCCAACACCGCCAAGATCCACATCGCGCGCCAGCAGCTGGGCCTGACCGATGAAGACTACCGCGCCCTGCTTGGCAGGGTGGCGGGCGTCAGCAGCTCAACGCAGCTGACCGAGCGCACCTGTAGCCGCGTGCTGCGGGAGCTGGAACGCCTCGGATTCAAGCCTAAGCCCAGCAACAAGGCCAAGGGCAAGCCGCGCAACTTCAAGAAACTGGACGCGGAGATCACCAAGATCGAGGCGCTGCTGGCCGATATGAAGCTGCCCTGGTCATACGCTGATGCGATCGCCAAGCGCATGTTCGGCATCGAGCGCTGCGCCTGGCTGAAGCAGCCCAAGCACTACAAGGCGCTGGTTGCGGCCCTGCACGTCGAGCAGCAAAAGCAACACCTCAAGGTCGAGTTGGATGGCCTGCTGGACGAGCTGGGCTACCAGGGCGCAGAGCGCGCAGCGGTATTGGAAGACATGCCGCACGGCTGGGAGCGCAAGGTTCCAATGCTGGAGGCAGTCATCCGAGCGCTACGAGCGGAGAAGCTGGAAAAGGATGAGGCCCAATGCAGCTGACCTGCCCATGCTGCGGTGAGCAGTTCCCGCTTGAAGCCGGCATGGCCGACGACGAGGGCAAGCGCCTGGCCGCGCTGTTTGCAGGTATGGACCCGAAGCTCGGTAAAGCAGTTCTCCAGTACCTGCGGCTGTTCAGCCCAGCCAAGCGATCGCTGCGCACCAGCAAGGCCATTCGCCTGGTCGAGGATCTGTTGGCCCTTGTGACGCCGGGCACCGTCACCCGGGATGCCCGCACCACTGATACACGTCGCGCCACACCAACCCTGTGGGCCATGGGCATCGAGCAGATGCTCATCGCCCGCGAAAAACTCACGTTGCCGCTGGATAACCACCACTACCTGCGTGCCGTGGTCTTTGGCTTGGCGGGAGACACCCAAGCGGTAGCCGCAGCAGCAGAGGCAAGTCGTGCGCGCCCGGCCGGCACCGGCCCGCTACGCACTGACGACTATTTCCTGAAGCTATCCCAGATCAACGGTGATGAAAGCAAGGGGCTGATCAGCCCTGAAGAAGCCGAGAAACGTAGGAGAGAACTGGCATGAGCAACAACTCTGCAATGGCTGACAAGCGTCATGAGCTGCTTGATTCTATTGTGGCGCACTGTGCTCGCATTCTTGAGGAACACGGCATCGAGGAGGAGCTGGCCAAGCAGGCCGGCAACTCCCTTGCCAACCATCTCAGCGAAGTTTGGGCCGGCAGCACCGTCTGCTTTCCCAAGGACTACTTCTACAAGCTGACCAAACGTGACCTGGAGATCCTCGGCAAATTCAACGGCCGAAACCACCACGTCCTGGCCCAGGAATATGGGCTGACCGAGAACGCCATCTACCGCTTGCTGAAGCGCATCCAAGACCGTAAATTCGATCGCGATCAGGGTAAGCTCGATCTCGGCTCATATTGAAACGGCCTTTCAATTTCCGTCCCACTATTTCCCGGCTCGTCCCTCAATATCCCGCTTTTATCTCGCCACTCTGGTATTAAATATCTCACTCCCCCTCATCACGGCGAGCCAAAGGGGGCCGCTTGCCCGGCCCCCCTTGGCGATCCCCCCGGGCACCCGACTACGCGGCCCTTCGGGTTCGCTGCGTTGCTCGGGTTGGCAGGGGCCGGCAGAACTCGGCTCTGCGAGCCTCAAACAGGCTGCCGTCCTATTTCCTGCCAACCCTGCGCTACTCGCCCGCGTAAACGGGGATTGGGTCCGTGCATGCTTCACGTCGGACTGACTCGCCTCTCCACGGCATGCCGTGGCCGTGGGGCCTGTGACGTTCTGCGCAGACCATCCCTCCCAGGTTGCCCGTGCACCATCACGGTGCTAGTCTCACCAAACCGTCAAACGGCAACCTTTCGTTTTTACCTGTCCAGAGTGACCGCATGTCCACTGCCCAGACCACCACTGTTGTAAACCGCCCCGCGCTCGCCGGTGTGGTTGCGCGTGTGCAGGCTGCAGTGGCCTGTCTGCCGGTCACCCCTCCCGGCGTAGCCATCGCGGCTGTAGTGGCTTCACCGCCACCAGCGCACTGATCTCACTACCCCTTTTCTGATTTCTGTTCTCCCTGACTGGCGTGATGCCGTGGGGCGAACCTGTGTCCTGACAGGTGACATATGTTTATTCAACGTTTGAACTGGGCCGCCATTGGCCCGACTGCGCTGTTCGTGCTGCTCTGGAGCGCGGGCGCGATCTTTTCCAAATGGGGGCTGGAACACGCCTCTGCCTTTGCCTTTCTGCTGCTGCGCTTTGTACTGGCCTGCGCCGCCCTCGGGTTGCTGGCGCTCACCCGGCGGCGCTGGTTGCCGGCGCGCGGTACCCGCAAGCAAGTAGCGCTGGTCGGGGTACTGCTGACTGGCGGCTACACCATCTTTTACCTGCTCTCACTGGATGCCGGGCTTACGCCAGGGGTGCTGGCAACGGTGCTGGGCGTGCAGCCGATCCTCACCCTGATACTGGTCGAACGCCGCGCCAATCTGCTGCGGCTCTTGGGCTTGCTGCTGGCGCTGGGTGGCCTGACGCTGGTGGTGCTCGACAGCCTGCTGGCGGCGCGCTTCTCGCTGTTGGGTATCGGCCTGTCGCTGGCGGCGCTGCTCTGCATTACCCTGGGTTCGATCTTCCAGAAGGGCATACAGCAATCACCCATGGACGTACTGCCGCTGCAATACGCCATCGGACTGCTGATGTGCGCGGTGGTCGCACCCTTTCAGCCGTTTGAAGTCGAGTGGAGCGTCGGCTTTATCGTGCCGCTGCTGTATATGGGTGTGCTCATCTCGGTTGGCGCGACCCTGTTGCTGTACCGGCTGATCCGCATGGGCAACCTGGTCAACGTCACCAGTCTGTTCTACTTGATGCCCGGCTGCACCGCGCTGCTGGATTTCCTGTTCCTCGGTAATCGGATGGCGGCGTTGAGTCTGTTGGGGATGGGGGCGATTGTGCTGGGGTTGGTGTTGGTGTTTAGGCAACGGGGCTAACCCGGGCCCTGAGCTCGGACAGCCCTGATTCGCTGACCCCTATCACCACGTCATCCTCGCGAAGGCGCACTGCTGTCCGGAATAAATTTGGGGGAGAGTTCTGGAGGGATTGCAGCCACTGAGTTTGAAGGGTAGAACCCGTTGATGCGACT